TTTTAATATAGTTTTAAAAGCCCGCCAGTTAGGTTTATCGACCGCTGTTGCGGGTTATATTGCTTGGACGCTACTTTTCCGTCGACAAAAAAGCGTTCTTGTTGTGGCAACTAAATTAGATGTTGCCGCAAATCTTGTTAAAAAAGTTAAAAAGATGATAAAGAACGTTCCAGATTGGATGCGTATTGCCGATATATCAATTGATAATAGAAATAGTTTTGAATTAAATAATGGTTCATGGATCAAAGCTTCATCAACAAGCGAAAGTGCCGGTCGTTCTGAAGCCTTAAGCTTGCTTGTTATTGACGAAGCAGCTTTCGTTGAAGGCATGGAAGATCTATGGAAAAGTATATTCCCAACACTATCTACCGGTGGTCGTTGTATTGCTATTTCAACCCCAAATGGTGTTGGTAATTGGTTTCATGAAACATATACGAATGCTGAAAGCGCAATGAACGACTTTCATGCGATCAAATTAAATTGGGACGCACATCCGGATCGTGATCGTGATTGGTTCGAAGCTGCTACTCGCAATATGAATAGGCGAGATATAGCACAAGAATATGAGTGTAGTTTTAACGCATCCGGCGAAGGTGTAATTAATTCGCAAGATTTACAAGAAATAAGAGAAGGCGTAATAGAGCCAAAATATCGAACCGGTTTTGATCGTAATTATTGGATATGGGAAGAAGCAAAACCAGAATTTAGTTATTTAATGGTCGCTGATGTTGCTCGCGGCGATGGAAAAGACTATTCTGCTTTTCATATAATAAAATTACAAACTATGGAACAAGTTGCCGAATATCAAGGCAAAGTAGCGCCAGATATTTATGCTGATATGTTATTACAAACCGGCAAAGAATATAATAATGCTTTGCTGGTTGTAGAAAACAACAATATTGGTTATAATGTTCTTGATAAATTAATAGAAAGAAAATATCCAAATCTTTATTTTTCTATTAAATCAACACACGAATTCGTAGAGCAATTACAAGCTGAAAGTATGACGAATAGTGTTCCAGGGTTTACAACAACATTAAAAACTCGTCCACTTATCGTATCTAAATTAGAAGAATTTATTAGAAATAAAGTAATTAAAATATATTCCAATCGTTTAGCAGAAGAATTGTCGACATTTATTTGGAATAATGGAAGACCAGAAGCAATGAAGAATAGAAATGACGATTTAACTATGTCTATGGCTATTGCTTGTTGGGTTAGAGATACAGCATTAACAAGTTCTCAGCGAGATGCCGAGTATACAAAAGCTATGTTTAGTGCTATAACTATGGCGAATACACGAGTTCAAACAAAAATTCCAGGTCAAGTTGGGTATAATAAAAGTTATTCAATTGACGAAAAAAGAGTTAATGTAAAAGAGCTAAGAGAATTCTACAAAATGTATGAGTGGCTTTACAAGGGATAAATAAATGGCTGACACAAATAAACCAATTAATAAAAACGATTACAGAAACATGATGCCTTCAAAACAAGGAGCGATCAACCAAGAAAGAAGTCCCTATAACAAAGATAATAACTTATTCAAGAGACTTACAAAGTTATTCTCTGGTCCGATAATCAATCGTAGACAACAAAATTATAAAAGTGAGCGCCGCCGCAGATTAGATCGATACAAATTTCAATCAGCACAAGGACAACAATTTAAAAAGTCCTCTTATAATCCATTCTCATACGTTCATTCTCAAAGCATGGCTAATCAAAACCGTGCTGAAAGATATGTTGACTTCGAACAAATGGAATATACACCAGAAATTGCGTCAGCACTTGACATATATGCTGACGAAATGACAACAAGTAATTCATTAGAAAAAGTTTTAACAATCGATTGTCCGAATGAAGAAATAAAGAATGTCTTAAACGGTCTTTATTATGATATTTTAAATATTGAATTTAATCTTTTCGGATGGTCCCGAACAATGTGTAAGTTCGGTGATTTCTTTCTTTATCTAGATATTGATGATAAAGATGGAATTAAAAATGCTATTGGTCTTCCTCCATATGAAGTTGAGCGTATTGAAGGTGAAGATGAAAAAAATCCAAATTACGTTCAATTCCAATGGAATAGTGGTGGAATGACTTTTGAAAATTGGCAAATCGGTCATTTCCGTATTCTTGGAAATGATAAGTATGCCCCATATGGAACTTCTGTTCTTGAACCAGCCCGCCGTATTTGGCGCCAATTAACCCTATTAGAAGATGCCATGATGGCTTATCGTATTGTTCGTTCTGCTGAACGTCGTGTTTTTTATATCGATGTTGGAAATGTTGCTCCAAACGATATAGAGCAGTTCATGCAGAAAGCAATGACATCATTAAAACGCAACCAAGTTGTTGACGAAAAAACTGGTCGTGTTGATTTAAGATACAATCCTCTTTCGATTGAAGAAGATTATTTCATTCCAGTTCGCGGTCAGCAATCAACAAAAATTGAAAGCCTTGCTGGCGGTCAATATACCGGCGATATTGATGATGTAAAATATCTACGAGATAAACTATTTTCTGCTATCAAAATTCCACAAAGTTATCTTGCTCGCGGTGAAGGTGGAGAAGAAGACAAAGCAACTCTGGCACAAAAAGATATTCGTTTTGCTAGAACAATTCAGCGTCTACAAAGATCTGTTGTTAGTGAATTAGAAAAGATCGGTATCATTCATCTTTATGTTCTTGGATATAGAAACGAAGATTTAATTAAATTTAAATTAAGATTAAATAATCCAAGTAAAATCGCTGAATTACAAGAATTAGAAACTTGGAAAACCAAATTTGATGTTGCCACTGCGGCAACAGAGGGATATTTCAGTAAGCGTTGGGTAGCAAAGAAAATCTTTGGTATGACTGACGAACAATTCTTGAGAAATCAACGCGAAATGTTCTATGACTTTAAGTTTAAAGCTGCTGTAGAGAAATCTGGTGCTGAAGAAGCCGCCGCTGCTGCCGGTGGTATAGCAGGCGGTATATCTGGCGCTGGAGAAGGTGGTGTCCCAGGTGGAGGAGCAATTGGAGGCCCACCATCACCAGGTGGTGGTACCGGCATTGATCTTGGAGCTTTAACAGCAGGTCAAGAACCTCCCGGTGGAGCATCACCTACAGCTGGAGCGGGATCATCACCTACACCAACTCCTACTCCCGGTGGCGAAGCTGGCAAAGAAAAAGCAAGTCCATTATTAGCGGCGCCGGGTAAACGAGACGATAGATTAACTTCAACACCGGCATCAAGAGGAAAGATGTATCTTCCAGTTAAATTCCGTGGTGGCGATAGACGACCAGATGGCGCTAGAACAAGAAACTATCAATCTAAATTTAATAAAGAAATGGGCGGCGGCTCGATGAGAAATGTTTGGGGAGCAGGAGCCCAAGAATTATTTAGTCTTGGTAATGGTATTTATGAAAATTATGAAAATAGTTATAATGAAGAAATACTTACAGAAGGAACAGAAATTAAACCGGTTGACAATATAGAACAGCAAATTATGTCTAATAGCAACAGTTTAAAGCAGTTGATAAAATCTTTAGAAAACAAGAAACTCAACAAGGAAGAAAAAAATGAAGAGTAAACACAATAAAAAAAGAAACACGGCCTTCTTATACGAAGTGATCGTTCGTGAAATAACGAATTGTGTTTTGGAAAAAAAAGAACAAGAAAAAAAATTCCTAATTCATGTTTGTAAGAGTTTTTTTGGAAAAGAATCGATTCTTAAAAAAGAATTAGATTTATATCACGCTTTAAATGAAAGCTACAATTTAGAAACATCGGTAGCAGATAAGCTATTAAGAGAAGCAAAATATCAATATGATATGCTGAATAAACAAAGTATCTTTAATCAACAAACAAAATTAATAAATGTTTTAAACAAGTTTTCAAATGGAAAAATATTTTCTATATTTGTTCCAAAATATAAAAATTTAGCAACTCTTTCGCAAATATTCAACAACACAATTCCAATAAAAGAAAAAGTATTGCTTGAAAATTCTCTTGTTTCTAAAATGACTTCATCTCCAGAAGATATTGAAAGAGAAAAACTACAAACACTTGATACTTTAACATATAAAGTATTCGTTAAAAAATTTAACGAACAATACAAAGAAGAACTTCTATCAGAACAAAAAGATCTTATAACAAAATATGTTATGAGTTTTGCTGATGGTGGAGTTGAATTTAAATTATATTTAAATGAAGAAATAGAAAGATTAAAACAAACACTTAAAGGTTGTTTAGAAACAAAACAAATCTCTGAAAATAACTTCTTAAAAGAAAAAACTGTTCTTGTTCTACAAAAAGTAGAAAAATACAAAGAAAAATCAATCGATTCTGTTATGATAAAAGAAGTATTGAAAATACAAAGTTTGGTAAAAGAAATTAATTCTGAGGAACAAAATAATAATGGCTGATATTAATGTTAAAATAACAGATCAAGATCCTCAACCAGATCAAGCACTCGACGATCAACAGCCAGAAAAAGAAGAACCAAAAAAACCAAAAGAAATTTTTAAGGTTAAATTAAAGGTTCGCAGAACTCTTGATGCTAATTTAATTGTATCAGATCATCCAGATATCGATATTGTAATCATGCCGGAAAAGATGAAAATTATTGCTTTTTCTCGTGAAAACTTTGATGATAATATATATCAAGCACAAGATAGGTTGATGAAATATCTTTTTAAAAAAGGGGTTATATCATTAGAAACTATTTGTGGTAGCAATGTTTATGGTTCTTTGGAGGCTAAATTATTAAAGCCAGCTCAAGAAATACCAATCGATAATTTGATGTTAATGTTGATATCAAAATGGATTGATAGTGAGAAACCATCATTCGTTTATCAGAAAGCTGTTTCTGATGTTTATACAGATAGAATGACAGATCCCGAAGACAAAGATTCAACAGAACTTGGCGAAGTTCCTGCGGCAAAAGAAAAAGGTTCAGTTCCAATTCATCAAGTTCGTCGTTATGCTTATGGTTTGTGATGGATAAAATATTTGTATTCATTTTAAGTTGTGCTGGTTTAACACAAATACTTTGTTATGCCAGCATACTTGATTTTATTAGACCAAAAACTGGAATATTTGGTGAATTATTCCGCTGTAGTATGTGTTTGGGTTTCCATGTTGGTTATTTGATGTTTATGCTTTTTTGGTGTGCTGGCATACATCTATTCCCAAATTTTTATATTGGAACATTCGTGTATGCACTTATTTCTTCATTTTGTAGTTATATTTTAGATAAAAGCTGCAGTGATGAAGGAATTGTTATAAATTTAAAGAACAAACACTAATTAGAGAATATTTATAGAGTACAGAGTACGAGGTACATATGAATTTGGTAGATCAAAATGTTCGTAAGTGGTTTCTTCCACAAACTAATTCAAGACGCTGCTGCAAAGGTAGCTGTATCGTGCGGGTTGCGCCCGCACTATTATATCTGTTGAGGAAAATTAGATGAAAATTACAAAACAAAAATTACAACAAATAATTCAAGAAGAATTACAAGAAATGCAGCAAGAGGGCGAACTTGATGAAGCTTTTCTTGATCGCATATTTGGAAGAAGCAGTGAATATGGTGGTTTAGTATCCGGACAATCTGGAGATCAAGAAATTAACGATAAAGTTGTTGCCGCACAAAATTCACTAAAAGATCTTGGTAGAATATTAAATAAAAAGAATTTTCAACAATTAGCAGATAAAGCTTTAAATATGTCAACAGAAATTGCCGGATTAGGTTCTTTTGCGAACAAACAAGATACAGTTAAATCTGAACCGATTCCGCAAGATATAAAAAGAATTAGTATGGCAGAATCTGGTTATGAAACATATAAAAATTTAAGAGACGACATTAAAAATGCTCTCGATAAAAATGGAACACCACCAGATTTTAAGAAAATGGTTAATTTATATAATAAATTGGTTCCACAAAAAGATCAAATGGATTTAAATTTACTTAAAAGCAGAGAAGAACAAGAGCAATTAAAATTTAAAGGCAAAAGAGAAGCAAAACCAACCTATAAATATCGAACAGAAATAGCCAAACAAGTATTAAATGTATTAGATCAAGCTTTAATTGATCCAAGAAATTTCCCAGGAACATCAATTCCAAGAAGAAGAAAATCGACAATTGGCGCTCAACCTGGAGTTAGTCCAAGAGAATAATTATGAATCTTACCGAAGAACAATTAAAGCAAATCATAAAGGAGGAATTCAACAATCTCATCAACGAAGAAGAGATTGATGAAAAACTTTTTTCTGCTTTAAAAAACTTTGGTAAGGATTTATTTAAAAAAGCAAAAAGATCTTTTTCTGGAATGCCAGATCCCGGTAAATCCGGTGGTGTTGGAAGTTGGTATACAAGATATAAAGAACCACAAAAAGAACCACAAAAAGAACCAGAAGAAGAACCATCGACAGCACTAACTGTTCCTGGTTCTACATTACTTTCTACTGATGTTGTAGATATATCACCAGAATCTGAACCGGCTAAAGTTGGTAAAGCAACTGCTCGTGTTGAACCTAGATTAAGTTTACCTTCTGGCGAAAAACCTTCAGAAACACAATTTGAGCCTTTTGGTGCTTTACCAGCACCATTAGAAATAAAAAAACAATTATTATTATCAGAACCAAAAAAAATTGGTATAGTAGATAAAGTTGGTGATTTGCTGACTGATACGACAGGTGAAGCTTTTAATTTATTATTTCAAGAAAAAACACGAGCATTTAAGTCCAGTGATTTTTTTAAAAGTTTAGCAGCACAACAACAAAATCAAGCAGATACACATATTAATACAATTTTAAAACATCTAATAAGCACTGAAAGAATTTTAAAAAATCCAACATTTACTGTAGTATCTGAACAAATTGATGAAGAAACAGTTCCTTCAGCGAGACAAATAGAAAGAAATGTTGAATTTTTTGATTCTTATATAATTAAATCATTAATACATTCAATAAAACAAAAATATAATTATATACCTCCCACTATTATTGATTTTATAATAAATTCTTTACATGAAGAGGGAAGACTCGCTATAAGTAAAAGAATGTATAATAGTTTAAAGCACACCCAAGATCCAAGATTGAATGCTTTGAAGGCTCCAACTCATGAATCTAAATCATACAGTAGTTTCTATAATAACTGGAAAAAATATACAGGAGTCAAAATATGAGTCAGTTTTTATTAAGAGAGTATTTTGAACTCTGTGAAGGCGGTGTCTGTCAAGATTTGTTAACAGAAGCCGATAAAGCATTTGTTAAAAGCGGTGGAATGATGCTTACTGGTGTTATGCAGCGAGCAGACGCCAAAAATGGTAATGGTCGTGTATATCCAGAAAACATCCTTCGCCGCGAAGTAGAAAACTATAAGAAACTTGTTGCTGAAAATCGTGCTCTTGGAGAACTCGATCATCCAGACGAGAGTGTAATCAATTTAAAGAACGCTTCACACATCGTTACGGACATTTGGTGGAACGGAAAAGACGTAATGGGTAAAGTTAAAATATTAACAACCCCATCAGGTCAAATACTTAAATCTCTTGTTGAAAGTGGTGTTAAATTAGGTATTTCAAGCCGTGGTCTTGGAAGTGTAAAAGAAAAAGCTGGCCTAACATATGTTGAAGATGATTTCCAGCTTATTTGTTTTGATTTCGTTAGTGAACCTTCAACAATTGGTGCATTCATGAATCT